ATTCTTTGGAACTTGCTCAAGACCTTAAAGCGATTCACGGCTTGGATGCAGAATCAGAATTGTCAAATATTCTATCTGCTGAAATCCTTGCTGAAATCAATCGTGAAGTTATTGAGTTGATTGACTCACAAGCCATTCCGGGCGCAACTGCAGGAACAACTCTTGCTGGTACTTTTGCTGTCGATGACTCAAAAGACAACCGCGGCGCACGTTGGGGTGGTGAAAGATACAAATCTCTATTGATTCAAATCAATAAAGAGGCGAATCTTATCGCTAAAACTACTGGTCGTGGTCGAGGTAATTGGCTCCTAGTAAGTCCAGACGTTGCGTCTGCACTTGATATGGTTGCCGGACTCGCTGTTCCTAGTATGTCTGTAGACAATGGTCAACAGCCTGACATTTCACAGAATGTGTTTGCAGGTACTCTTGGTGGAAAATACAAAGTATTTATCGACCAGTTTGCCGCTACTGACAGTGTTATTGTTGGTTATAAAGGTGCGAATATGTATGATGCAGGTCTTTTCTACTGTCCATACGTTCCACTTCAGTTGATGAAATCAATTGGTGAGGAAGACTTCCAGCCGCGTCTTGGATTCAAGACTCGTTATGGGCTTACTCATAACCCATTTGCTTCTGGTACAGCCGCACAGAATCCTTACTTCCGTAAGTTTCTTGTAACTGGTCTGTAATCGCAGATGAAAAAATAGATTTCCTTTTAACTTAGGGAAACCGATACCAAGCCTCCACCTTCGGGTGGGGGCTTTTTATTTGGCTGAGAGGTTGTATAAATAGTAGTATGGCACAAGAAACTAGAATTAATCCGACCAAAATCAATCTGGCGAAAAGTACAAACTATCGCTTGAATATACACGTATTGCCTGAAACCCAGTTTTGGTTGACTACGTGTAACCTACCGACCTTGAGTACAAACGAGGTTATGATACCTGACCCTGCACTTGGGAACAGATATTTACCAACGAACACACAGCAAATCGCACCGATGACAGTCACATTCCTTGTGGACGAGGACTATTCCAACTATATGGAAATTATTGCTCTGATGCACAGAGCGGCTGGTCCAGATATGAGTAAGAGATATAAAGAAGGGGAAACTATGGTTTCCACTGGAAGTCTGCATATCCTCTCAAATAACAAAAATGTCTCGGACGTGGTGTTTACCTTCCACAATCTATTTCCTACGATTCTAGGAGAACTCCAGATGACCAACGAGTCCACAGAGCCGTTGCTCACTGATTTGACATTACAATATGATTATATGACGTACCAGAGTGGCACAGCCCTCTAAACCGTACTTTTTTCTTAGAAATAAGTACAAAAACGCTTGACTTTTGATGTGAGATAGTATATAATGGTCCTATGAAAATAGAAGAATTAGAGAAATCCGTAGAAACAGACCTATACATAGACGAAACCGTTCTCGCACGGGAATCGCTCGGAACTCCTCTCAAGCATAATAAGTATCTGAAGATGCTATTGAGGGAGAGGCTGAAGTTGAAGAAACTGCGAAACGAACTCTATAAGGTATCCTTGGGCAGAACGAACTATTATAATGGTTCGGACCCTGACCCATTTGAGTATGTCCTAAAGGAACGGGAAGTCAAGGAATATGTGCGAATTGACCCAGCCGTGGTGGAATGGGATGCAAAGGTGACTCTCCAAGAAGAGATGGTTAAATACCTTGAGGAAATATGCAAGATGTTTGAGAAGCGTGGATTCGCTATCAAAAATGCGATTGACTTTATGAAGTTTACTCAAGGAGAATTTTAGAGAGTGTCCGATATTGTTGTACATCAAAAGGATGATGTATATCTGAATATTGAATGTGAGGCGGGACTAGCCCACGACTTATCAGATTTTTTCACCTTCAAGGTTCCCGGCTATAAGTTTATGCCAGCATATCGCTCTAGGGCGTGGGATGGTAAGATACGCTTGTTTAGTGCCTTTGGTGGAGAACTATATGTTGGGCTATTGCCATATGTTGTCGAATTCGCAGAACGTAGAAACTTAACGATACAGTCTCTGCCTCTGGTAGCGACTACGACTATTGAGGAAACTGTCGAATTTTTTAGTAGTCTTGACCCTCACGTTGCTGGTGAAAAGATTGTACCATACGACTATCAGGTGTCCTCTGTACATCACGGAATTAACCATAAGCGGGCTTTGATGATATCGCCCACTTCTTCTGGTAAGTCTCTGATGATATACGCACTGGTGAATTGGTATCTGAAAAAATCGAATCAAAGTATACTGATTGTTGTACCCACTACATCACTAGTAGAGCAATTGTACAAAGATTTTGAGGACTATACTACTGGGTCAAAGTGTGCGTATACCGCTGATATGGCTCATAGAATATACTCCGGGAAAGAAAAAGTGACTGACAAACGTGTAGTAATAACCACGTGGCAGTCCATATACAAATTAAAGAAAGATTGGTTTAAACAATTCGGTGCTATAATCGGAGACGAAGCACATAATTTTAAGGCCAAATCGCTTACTTCCATTCTGACAAAAATGACAGAGTGTGAATATAAGTTCGGATTTACTGGTACCCTAGATGGTACCCAAACACACAAGTTAGTGCTTGAAGGTCTATTTGGACCAATACACAAAGTTACGACAAGCAAAGAACTGATGGATTCTGAAACGATTGCTAAGTTACATATTGAAGCGGTAACTTTGGGATATACAGATGAGGAAAAGAAAGAAGTGAAGCAGATGATTTATGCAGACGAGATTGGCTTCCTTATAAATCATCCAAAACGGAATAAGTTTATTCGTGATTTGGCATTGTCCAGAGAATCGAATACGCTTGTACTTTACCAATACGTAGAAAAACACGGTAAGAAATTGTTTGAGGCTATCACAGCCAAGGACCCAACAAGACCAGTATTTTTTGTGTCTGGTGAAATTAAAACTGAAGTACGGGAGGAGATACGTGCAATTACAGAAAAATCTACAAACGCTATTATCGTGGCTAGTTATGGCACTTTTTCTACTGGTATTAATATCAGGAACCTTCATAATATTATCTTTGGGCATCCTGTTAAGTCTCGGATTAGGAATTTGCAGTCTGTTGGTCGTGTGCTTAGAAAATACGACGGAAAGGATAGAGCAACGCTCTTCGACATAAGTGACGATTTGAGTTGGAAGAAACATAAGAATTTTTCGCTCCGACATTTCTTTGAGCGGGTGAAAATCTATAATAGCGAGAAATTTGATTATAAATTAAGGAGTATAAAATTATGAGTGAACCGAACGGAAAGGATTTTAAGTCATATAAGGGAGTTATCCATCTCAAACACACGGGTACAGAATTGATTACCGATGTTATGGCAATATCTGAGGAGGGCAATTACGTAACGCTGAAGAATCCCTGCTATCTCCAGTCTATGGCCACCGAGGACGGGAAGAGCCAAATGGCCCTGGTCCCGTTTCTGATGACCACGAAGGAGGATTCCGTGCATATACCACTAGGAGACTGCCTTTTCATCTCCGAATGTCGCCAGGACGTAGCGGAACAGCACACTCAAATGTTCTCATCCGTTATCTTGCCGAAAACTGGAGGTAGCAAAATTATTCTCTAAAAAAAGTGATTTTTTGCTTGACAGCGTATAAGTAGATATGCTATAATGTTACTTACATTTGTACATATGGTCCCGTGAGCCAATTCACGGATTCCACCTGAAACGAGAAACTCAGGTAATTAGCCTTTTGGTGAAGTGAGCAGACTACAATACTCGACATACGGAGTTGAGGTCTGTGTATTGATTGTCCCGTACAAGGACTAAATATACGAAAGAAATCCGGTCAGGACACACCACGTATTGGTACAGTCCACTAGAGAAGAGTGAGTTTACACTCTGTGGCCACCAGGAATAAGTCTTTTGGACTTCGGTAACCTGGCTCTATAGTATAGTTGTATCTCCTCACCTAAACCTACAAGAACTTGATATTTCTAGTGTATCTAAATACCTAATATACTTAAATGATGGAATCTGCGAAAGGACGAAGTCCTTGAGCAATTCTGTGACGAGCGAAGCGAGGAACAGAATGAATCGTAATTGTTTGAACTTAACTGATGTTCTTTAAGCGTTTGACACCGCTGGATAACCACTCCTTGGTTTTAAGACTACACTATACCTGTATCGGTGACTCTCACCCTACGGGTTCGAGGGCTCACTCCGTTCGCCTTTTCTTTAAAATAAACCACAAAAAGACTTGACATTGATGGTCTTTCCGTGTATAATAGTACCTAATATTAACTCGAAATGGAATAGATTATGGCTATAACCAAAAGAAATACCAATCGGCGGTCAACCGAGATTCACGCACCAGTCGATAAAGATAACACGAACCACTATATCAACAACAAAGAGTTTCTAAAGGCTCTGATTGAATACCAAGAAGATATTGTGACTTGTGAGAATACAGGAAAACCAAAACCTTATGTCACTGAATACATCGCTATGTGTTTCCTACAGATAGCACAGAGACTATCCTATAGACCTAATTTCATTAACTATACATATAAA